CACATATGAGCAACTGGCAATTCTCTATCAAAAACTAATTCAGACGACCACCATTCTTTTTTCCACTCATAAATCTCATTTTTAACGTTATCAATTTTACTCAGCATTGTTATCTCCTTTCTCTTCTATTAGTTTTTCAATTTCGTGCTTAAGAGACGAGAAAATACTAATATCTACTCTGTTTATCAGATTAAAATAAATCTCTTTTTCTTCCTCATTTTTAAAGCTCATTTCTGATATCATTTCTAAAGCATTATACCACTCTGATTGCATATTATCGTATTTTTCCTATAGGTATTCTAAATTGCCTTTTGTTTTGTATTTCATTTTCATAATTCCTCCCATTCTAGTTCTGTATCAGTCTGTATCGTGATAATAATATCTTTATTATTAGCGTTTAATAGTTCTGCTATCTCTAAGATTAAGGACAAGTACTGCTCTGTAATGTTCAAATAGAAAATAAAAGTATCAAATTCATTAATTAAATAGCTTAAATTGTGTCTAATATCTTCTTGTAGGGTGCTTAGGCAATTTACTGTTAAATAAGAACACTGACTAACATTCTTAGCTATAGAATTGCCATTTTCATATTCAAAAATTATAGCTTCTTTATTTTTAATAAGCTGAAGTATTTTCACAGACTTTCCATTTCTTCCTCTTAATATTCTAATAGTCACTTTTACATCCTCCTGTAATTAGTATTAAAATAAGTGCATAACCAATTGGCTACACACTTATAATAATACTACTTTATTTAGTTGTCAACACTTTTTTAAAAAATAAAGCCGAATCCTTTTTTAGTAAACTCCTCAATGTGTTTTATCTTATATTCCTTTACTTCAAACTGATAAGTAGTTTTACCTTGGAATTCATTTACACTAGCCACTCCCACTACATCCATAATAGCCTTTTGACTTGTTCCAGCTAGATTAGCAAGCTCTTTAGAGGTTGTAAACTGTGTATAAGTGACACCATTAATCTCCCAATCTACCTTACCACCAGAGCTTACTTTAACAGTGTTGAAATCTACATTTAAATCTGTAATAGCGAACATCGGCTCTTCGAAACCTTTTGTCCAATATTTTTTATGACTGTGAATATTTTCTATAATAAATCTTCCCATTTGCTGTTCGCTCAAAACAAAGTCTACAAGCATTTCTTTTTGTTCTGTAGAGAAGGATACATACTTCATAAACTCATCTTTCAGTAATGGTAGTTTATCTTTATTGATTGATACACCACATGCATTTGCATGTCCTTGTAACCAATTGAACAATCCAGTCTTTTCTAATAGTGCTTTGGTATCTAAACTCATAGGGTCATATCCTCGTAGTGAACCTATGAGCTCTTCTCCTATTTCTCTTAATACTAAAACAGGTTTGCTATAAACATCAACTAAAGAAGAAGCAACCAGTCCTGTTAGTGTACTATTAAATTTTTCCTTCTTTGCGATAGTGACTGCTATTATTGCTCCACTATTTAAATTCTCTTCTTCTATCCTCTCTTTTAAGACTCCAAGCCATTTCTTTTTGGCTGTGTTTTGTCTAGAGTGGGCATTCTTAGCTTGTCGTGTAGCCTTTTGTAAAAATGTTTCCCATTTATTCTTTTCATTTCTGGCTTTAGTGTTTTCATACATGACTCCTTCATTGTGACCTATCATAGCCTCAAACAAATCTTCCTTCTCTTCCATAGTGCCAAAACGAATACATCCATTAATCTTAGGAATTAAATCATAAGAAAGAGATTGAGGATTAACTTTGTCCCATTTCCCTATGAACTGGAATATCATTTCTTTTAATAAGGGATTTTTTAATTTTTTAAGACCTTCATAAACATAATATCTAGTTTCTGGCTCTGAAATATCCATACTATCGGCTATATTTCCTACTGCAACTAAATCTAGATAGTTATCAGCGTCTTGTATATTTAGAGCCTCATCTAGCGCTTGTAAAAATTTATATACAATACCTACCCCAGAGAACTGTTTATTATCATATGTTTGTGATAATTGACTATTAATAACTATAGCATGAGTAGGCTCTCCGCTTACCTCGTGGTGGTCTATAGCAATAACTAGGATATTTTGTTCTGCTAGTGTTTTATGGTTTTCAAAGTCATTAGAGCCAGCATCTGGAGTATATAGTAACTCTATATTATTGTCTAAGCACCATTTAACAACATCGTCCGTAATACCGTGCTCTTTCTCTGGGTGAATATAATAGAGCAAGTCGAAAGAAGGGAAATTAATTTCTAAGTAGGAGAATAGCTCTGAAGCAGAAGTGTAACCGTCTGCGTCAGAGTCTACTACTATTCCAACCTTAGTATATTTTTTGGAGTAATGCAAAGTAGCATTAACAGCGTTTTCAATTTTACAAAGATTAGAGTAGTGGATAGTTTCGCTAATACTGGGATTTTTTATTTTATTTAAATCTTTTTCTCTATTCCTTGCTATTACCTCTAGTAAGTCTTCCTTATAGTAGTTTGATTGAGTTATTAATTTATACATTTTAATATATCACAACTTTTCTTGTAATTTTTTCTTTATTATATCTCCATGACAAGCTTGAGGAGCGCACCAACAGCCCAAATTCAACCTTCCTTCTCTGGCAATTATTAATAGTCTATTTAGCTCATTTATAACACTTGAGTTATTGTTTCCAATTTGCTCGTCCAGCCATTCTTCATATTTTTGGAGTGTAGAGCCCTTTGGAGTATTCTTATCCCAAGGAAAAGGGTTGCCTAATGGCGATGGTCTGCCTATATACTCATGATTGGGAATCTTTTTACAGTGTACTACGCTAATTGAACTCATATACTAATTGAAAACCTTCAATGTCATATTTTGTTCGAATACGTCTTTATCAATAACAATGAATTCAGTTTCAGGAGTGTATGCAACATAGCTTCCAATTGTCACATATTGCTTAACTCCATCGGATTGATTTGTTAGCTCCATAATTGGTTGTCCATCTAGATTATCAAATTCTGCATTTACATAAGCTCCAAATCTCTTTGTATCACTGTAAATTGCATTTTTACTTTCCTCTGTAAATTGCAATGCTTTTATGTCATCTCCTGCAATGTTCTGATAGTTTTTAAAATATAAAAATGTACGCATTATAGCTCTCCTTTTAGTTTATATTTTTCCATTAAAATCAATAATTATATTTAATGGAGGTGCTTAATTCTAGTAATGGGTGAGGTAGGTTTGGAAGTAGTAAAGCCTCATCTATTTGCAATTTAATATTTAGTAGGTCTTGCTCTGGTATATTTTTTAAATTTTCAATGCTCATACTACTCCTCCATTAGTATTTGTTTTTCATAATCTTCCTTATACATCCATTTAAAGTTGGCATGCCGTTCAATGATTTTTTTGCAACATTTTGATATTCCTTTGCTATTTCCTAAGTTGTTGTCTATCATAGCTTCTTGTATGCTGTTGTGAATTTTTATTAAGTTGTTTTGTAAGTCTAGTTGAGCTATTTTTCTTTTACTAGCTCTACTTCTTGTTTCTGTTGTCGTGCAATTAACTACTCCTTCTTTTGTTAGTTTTCTTAAAACGAAAGATATTGTATCAGGAGTTGTGCCTGTTGCTTTACTAATCTCTCCTATACTGTGACCCTTATTCCACAGTTCAATAAATGTATGATATATTGTTTTCATGCTTTTTTCTTTAATTTGATTTTTTTCATCTTCTGATAAAGGAAGAATATTTAAAATATCGAATATATTACTTTCTACTATTTTATTGTAGATATAGTTAAAATCGTGTTTAATAGTATCTATAATAATATAGTTTTTTATTTTATTTTTAAATGCAATATTCTTTTTTAAGATATCATTTTGTATTTCCTTTTGAAAACTTCTTCCACCTTTTAAATTATGAAATCCAGTATCTCTATAATGTTGTGCTCCATGTATCTCTATAATAGTATTTTTACTTTCAATATAGAAATCATATCTTTTATTTTTTGACCACTCGAAACTCTTCTCTGTGGTAAATACAATATTTCTCAGTTTTAAAATAAGAAACATTATCTTTTCTCCATAGCTCCATTTGTCAGAACATCTAGGACAAGAGACTCCATTTTTTAAAATATTGCCGACAACTTTTTGACGTATAATTGAGTTACAAAGCTCACATTTCCAATCTAGTTTTTTATTGCTATTTCTTGTGTATTTATACCCATCCTCTGGATTAGCTAGCTGTTTAGCTAGTTCTGGCTCTGTAGCCCACATGTCATTGAAACCTATCAATATTTTATTGTTAGAGCAATAGGGACATCCAGTTTTTGAGTATAGTCTGGAAGAAAGAGAGCTCTCCCAGACATGACCACATTTACCATTCCACAAGACTCTATCTAATGTTTTGATGTCTTTTAAGCAGATTTTATTTAAAGGACTAAATTCTATTTCTAGCTCTTTCATCCTTTCTTTTCTCTCAAAACTGTTCACTCTTTATTTAAAATCTCCTTTCGTTTACTCATTAAAAATTCAAAAACTTCTTTACCAAGGTCTGACGGACTAGACTTTTCTGGGATAACACCCTCATCATCATACACGACATAAACTTTCATATGGGGAGCGAGAATTCTTCCTATACGCAATAATTTTTCTTGATACTCAATCGATTTCTCGTCTAAAGTATCATTATTTTCTTTATCTAACGCTAACGTTACTTCTTTAACACCAGATTTAATTAATATTTCTGCTTGTTTGCTATTAAGAGTACTACCCATAATGGCTAAGGAATTGTTACTTTCTGGATACATTGTTTCCATTTGCATAACTGACTTCTCTGCCTCAAAAATTATAGCACTAGAACTAGATAGAATATTCGATTTATTTTCCCAATATCCGTAAATATTCATCATTGTAGGATACGAATATAGAATATTATGTGCAGTGAGAGGTATATATTTGAAACCTAAATCAATTTCCCACTGGTTTAGATTACGAGTTTTAATTCCTATTAGCTTTCCGTCATTCCATCTTCTATGAGGTATGATTACTCTGTGCTTAACACAATCATACATAACTTCAAACTTACTCATAGCCTCATGGCTAATACCATCCTCCAAAAAAGAGGGGTGATGAAAATTGGAAAACATATTAAAAACTTTTTCTGAGTGAGTTTTTACTTCAATTTTTGGAGGCTTCTTCTTCTTAAATTTCTTCATCCACTCGTTTTCATCATTGCTGACGTTATAATGTACTCTAAATCCCTCTTGTGAGCTAATAGTGTTGTCGTGAAAGGATATGCCTAATGTTGCGCATACCCAGCTTACACACTCTATGAAAGACAATTCAACTCCTTTAAGAAGATGGTTTCTTTTAACTAGTTCGAATATGTCCATGTTTTCTCCACAGTCAGTATAGCAATGGAATTGAAAGCTTTCAGCATAATAATAAAGTTTCATACTGCCATCAGAAACTTTGTGGCATATCGTATTGGTAATTAAACAATTACCCTTTTGACTGTTTTTACTGTGGTCTATGATATGTTGGACACCAAGTTCTGTCAAAAGAGTTTTAATATTGTCAATAGTCAAGGTCTTTTTTAATTCATTAGCATCCAATCATAACACCTACCAGTATTTATTATCTCCAAATGTAACTTTAGGAGTATCAATCTTTTTCATTTCTTCATAAAATGTTTCTGGTAAAACATCTTCGCCTTCTATAGTGTCAGCAAGTGTCTCAAGAACTTCTTTCTTTAGAAAAGCTACTTCTTGAGGACTTACTGGAACTTCTTCAAACTCATATTGGTCTGAGTCTAGTTCTGATGCATTCTCTTCCAATGTTTTCCCTACTATATCAGCTATTTCTTCATTTGTAAGCTTATCGAGATTTTCAAAAATCTTTTCATCTAGTTCAATTTCTTCTTGTAGTAAGAATTTTTTCTTTTTGATGTCAATAACTCGATTCTGATAATCTGTAGCAAATAAATCAGTAACTCGTAATGTGCCCATATCGAAATGTATCCACAAGCGAATAAATACCCATCTTACGCCACGATTTTTATAGATATTTATTGTGTGAGTAGGTTTCATGCCCATAGGAATCTTAGTCCCCAAGTCAGTTTTCAATTCTTCCCATACTGCTTCGTCTTTAGCCGTTAATCTTAGTTGAATAGCACCAAAGTCAAACTTATCTGCTACAGATTTAGAACCTTGAATAGCAGACTGGTCTAAGTTGATATTGCCATCTTCTTTATATTTTTCATTTAGCTGTGTAGCTGTTCCCATCCATATGTTGTAACGGTTACACATATTCTTTAGGTGTACAGAAAGGATACGTAAAATTTGATGTTCTTGTAGTGACTTTGCTCCTCTGCGAGCCATATATTCAAACATTTTTAAAGTTGTATGAATATAGTCGAAGAAAATATATTCCACGTTAAACTTATGAACATATTTTTGAACTGTTTGGTCTAAATCATCAATATCGAAGTCATGCATGATTTCGATATATAGTCCACTACGTTCCAAAATACGCTTAGCAATACGCATGCGTCTTTGTTCTTCTTCTGTTATATTACCCTCTTTAAAGTCGTCTTCCACAACTTCTGCAATATAACACATAAACGGCACAACAACTTCTACCCAATCAAGTTCAGAAGATATAAATAATCCCTTTTCTTTATTTCCTGTGTATACCCATCGTTCTCTTTGTTTACTGTATATGATAGGTATGCATTGATACGCCAAGTCAGATTGACCCTTACGAGATTTACCTCCGCCAGTGTTACTACTAACACAAAATAACTTCTTTTTACGAGCTCCATGAGTAACAGCATTATAAAGACTACCAGAAAATGGCATACCAATTGAAGGTTCTTTTAACATTTTGTCAATCAGTTCATCAATATTTTCTGATGCATGACCACCCTCTCCTCTATCTAATTCTGTAGCAAAGTCGTCTTTGACCGCATACAATTTACCTTCAAAAAAATCAATTATTTGCTTTACAGTTAAGTCATTGAATCGACGGTTTTGTTCTTTTTCTTGTTCAATAGTTTTAAAATCTACATTGTAAATTTCTCTTACACTATCTGTTAGTCCTAAAGAATTATACATACGTAGCAAGGTAAATTTTTTGACACGATGAAAATTATATATAAAGTTATTTGGCTCTCCAAACTCTAAACATTGGTCAATATATTCTAATCCGTTACCTGTATTAAATAGCTGATATTGAGCAGGCATATCCTTTAAATATCCGTCAATAGTAACAGGAGTTATTTCTGTCGCTCCGCCGTGAAACAGATTATATATAGCCGAGAAAACTATTTGATGAAACTTTTCTGGGAAGTCATTGATTGAAACCTTATATTCATTTAATAAAAATGGATTTTTAATTAAACCAGCAAAAATATGAATATAAGCTGTTTTATCTTGAAGTTGTGAGTTGCTAATTGACAATATTATTCCTCCTAAATATCTTCTATTCTAATCTGTTTTCTTTTATTATGTGCTGGTCTCTTAACATAAACAATTTCCTCTGTTAAATCTATGTTTTTATTTCTCCCCGACTGTTTTATTTCTTCCATATTGGAGTAGTATTTTCTTGCCTTATAGTAATAGAATCCTATGATACCTATACCAGCTTCTGAAGGGTCTAATAGCTCTTTATATTCAACCTCAACAAGATAGCGCAGTGTAAATTCCATGCCTTTATAAGTAAATCCTTGCGCATCTTTAAACTCTTTTATTTGTTTAAACATCCAATCTGTTGGAGCTTTAATTTTATATACATAGGCAATGTAATCTATCAGCTCTTTATAGTGCTGTTTCTCAATAGAAATCAATTGGTAGCAACTATTATGGTAATATCCAGTAGAATTTTTAAAGAAGTCATTTTGAGATTTATCTACCCATTCCCTACAGTGCTTACATTTAGGTGTTTTACCTTTTACTGCTGTCATTCCATCACCTCTTTATGAAAAAAGAGAGTACCTAAGTACTCTCCATAATTCAATTTTATTGAGTTAATTCTTTTTCGTTTGAAAAGTCTTGTAAGTCAATCATTAATAATTCTAAGCTATCAATTTGGCGTTCCATAACCGTAGAAAGCGTAACTCCTTGACCAAGATGTTTAAACATTAACTCTAAAGCATAATCTCCAAATCCATTGCTGTCTAGTGTCATACAAAGCTCCATACATTTTTGCTTAGTCTCTTCGAAGTCAGCCTTAGTCGTAGTCATTTGAGCTTCACGCTCCTCATAGCTAACAGGTGCAATACCAGTTTCTTCTGACTCTAGTCGAATAGCCTCTGTCAAAGCTTCTTCTACATTTTTTGCTGTAAACTCTGGAATAAAAGGCTTCATATGCATATATCGAGAGCGTGCAAAGAATTGAGGAGTTTCTGCTGAATAAGCAGACGAGAATACTGGGCGACCAGTTTCTGGATTAATACCGTTTGAAACAAGATATAAACAAACATCTGCATTATCTCGAATAACTTTCATAGAGCGTTTATCGCCTTTAGGGATGATTTGTCCTGTGTCTTTGTCTGTCTCTTCATGTCCAATAAATACGATAGAGAATCCAGCTTTTAATAGCTTTTGAATTTCTCCCCAGTATTCAGACTCATATGCAACATACAAGTTTGGGCGGTTTACTGTGCTTCCTTTTGGGAGTTGCTCACTAATGTTATCTGCTCCGTACTTTTCACAAATAAATGCTTGACACATACGAGCAGACGCATAAACCTCGTCAAAGATAATTGTTTGATAAATTTCTTTTAGCTTTTCACGATTGCTAGGGTCACATAATTTTTTATTTACTTTTTTAAAGTCTTTCCAGTTATTAATAGGAGCATATTTCACACCAGCGATTGCTCCCAAGCCAGCTTCAACGATTATACCGTCAGTTTCCTGATACTTTAACACTTCTATAAGAAGTCGGACTAGACTATCTTTTCTGGTGTTCTACCAGCACAGCACTCGACTTGAACTCATCCTCAAGCCACCTAGTCGTTGCACCTTCCTTATTTAATATAAGGCTTGGCACAGGATTGCCATATCTTTTCAGACTTAGGTTTCCCCTGTTAGCACATCTTCTAGCTATCATTTCCTATAGCTCCTATTTGTAAGATGTACACCCTATGAGTAATGTAGGTTCACTGTGTTTGCTATAATTATCCCTAACTATAGGAGCTTGCTAAATGATTAGCATTTTTACCCAAGATATAGTGGCTTTTTGAATTTAGTTGCTTGATATGTTTTTCCTAGAGAGTTTGAACCATAGATTAGTAAAGCTTTACCTTCTAAACCTTCTGCTACTACTGATACTGGGGGGTTAAAGATATCAAATTCCATAAATAAATACCATCCTTTTATAATTATATATTTTTCTTTTTTAATTAAATAAAGCTTTATGGCTCTAATTAAAGAGCCATATATTTATATTAGAAGAATTTAGCAACGCCTTGCGCATCAGCTTGTTTTTGTTGGGCTGTAGGAGCTCCACCAAACGCATTAGCTCCAAATGAGTTAGTAGATGCTGTTGAATTATTTTTAGGAGCCTTATTTTTATGGTATTCTTGCTGTTGAGAAAGGAATGTTGCACGGTCTGCAAATAACTGTTGCACTTGTTCTGGGCTGTAAGCTTTATTTACTGTACTATCTGCATCATACTCAAAGATATCTCCTCCAGCTACTTGTAATTCACGAACGCTTTCCCAAGTTTCTACCTCATTAGGTTGACCAAATCCACCTTGTACAACTGTTACGTTGCGTTTTGAGAAGTTTTTAATCACTCCGTGAACATTTACTGTTTTATTAGGAACAAAGTGTTCTTCGATAAAGTCTTTGTATTCAGAAGGTGTTACAACATCAATTTCAATTGGATTTCGGAATGTTGGCGTCATAAGCAGTAATAGGAATCGACCAGTTTCTTCTTCTTTAATAATCTCTGGCTTACGAGAAACAATCACTCCTTCAATATCAAATTTTGCTTCTGGTTTAAATTCATCTGCTGGGCTTAAGCGGTTAGGAACAAATTTAGGTTTAATTTGTTGATAAACTTGTAAGCCTGCGTCATTGTAATATTCGTTTTTATTGATTTCTCCCACTACTTTTAATCGAGATGGCATAGTTCCTTCTGGGAATTGTTTTTCTGGATTTGATAAATCTTCAATCGTAATTAATTCGTTCATAAGAGTTTGATATCCAGCAAACATTTTATTTGTTTCACCTTTAGTAGTTTGTTGGTTAACATCTACAGCAATTTTATGTGATTCATTTTCTGCTGTTTGAATTGTAATTGAGCCTCGAATTTTTGTATATGGAATATCTTTGTTATCTCGTTTCGTTGTTCCTGTTTTAATCTCTAAGTTGTGAGAGTGTACTACACCTACTACTAAAGCATTGTTTTTTAATTCTGGAGTTGTTTGAGTGTTTTGAGTTGTCATAATAAATAATCATCCTTTTCGCTTAATTGTTTTTTTTGTATTTTTGTAATTATAAGTAGTTAGATTAATAAGGACTACTTCGATTACCCATTCTATCAATCTCCTTTCTCATACTATTATATTCTACCAACAATGAAACGCTTAGTCCGAATAATAAATAATTTTATTTTTTAAATT